TTTTTTGTTACTTTTTTTAATGTTTTTTTATTCAAAACCTTGAATCTCTTGAAACTTACGTGATAACATTTTTCTCGTATACTCTTCACCATTATCCATCTGTTTCTGCGCATCCTTGCCTTGTACCGAAGTATCTGCATATATATGAATCTGTCCATTAGAAGTATTCATTTTACTTGGTAATGTGATACCATCAGGACCGAATCTATTTTTTATAACATGCCACCTACCTGTACCTGCCAACTTATCTTGTACTTTTCTTGATAACGAAATGATAAAATCTGCAACCATTACTTTTCCATATGATTCAGAAACCTTACTTGCATCAATAACATCCTCTTCTAGTGCTGATCTATTTGCTTGAGATGCTGTCCAGACCGGTATTTCATATTCTCCGGCCATTCCTCTAAGATCTTCGTATATGCCTTCTAGTTCATGACGTTTTTCTTGTCCATGCCCTCTTAAGAGATCCGCATAATCTACAATTATCACATCTGGCTTTTTATCTTGCATTATACATTTTTCAATATGTGCACGCAATCCTATTACAGATACTGACTTAGTCGGATAATGTTTAATAATTAATTCGCCTTTTAATTTAGCTAAATCATCTTTAACTTGAGATTGATAATGTTTTAAATTTTGATTGGGAATTCCTGTTATAACTGAATCATATCTTAAACCGACATATGCTTCATTGAGTTCTAAAGTATAATGTAATACAGTCATGCCTTTTTTAATTGCATTTGCTCCAATATTAATTAAGCCCCATGATTTGCCTATACCTGCAGGTGCTACAAATACTGCCAATTCTCCTTTACCTAAACCGCCATCTGTTAAATCATTAATAACTTCCCATGGCGTTTCTTTTGTATCTCTAACTGCATCTGTATAACGTTCTTCTATACTAGTCATGTAATCGTGTCCAATATCTTTATCTCCACCAGACTTTAAAGCATTATCTATTTTTGATTTTATTTCTTCGTATTGTCCATGTTTTAATAATTCAACAGAAGATAATATAGCTTTTTTTATTTCCTGATTCTTACAAAAATCTATAGCTTGCTGTTTTATAAAAGTTAAATCTTCTGCTTCTATATACTTCCAAGCATCTTTCATATGCTGAATTACTTGTTGTTTTAAAACTTCATGATCTAATTCTTGGGTTTTAACTTTGATAACTTCTAATGTAGGAGAAGATTTATATTCTTTATGATATTCTAATACAGTATTAACTATCCAATTATTCGCATCGCTTTCAAAATATTTGGGCGAAAGTATATCTGATATTTGTTGTAAAAATGATTTATCAGTAAATAATGATGCTATAACTTTAATTTGAAAACTATAACCGTAACTACTTAATCTATCTGTCATGCACTAAATATATATTCTTTTTTTCGTAAGTCAAAGATTTCTGTAAGCATTTAATGAATTAAATGAAGTTGACATCCATGTATCTAAATCTTTGATAACCGTATACATTTTATCTGCCATAAACATTTTTTTAAAATTTAATACGTCCATAGAATTTATTTCTTCGCGTATTTTTTCTAGTATTAATAATTTAGTCGTACCTGCAATATCAACATCCTTTAGTTGCATTAATTTATAATTTAATCTTATAATTTCCATACTAGATTCAATAATTTCGTGTACTTTATATTTTTTCTCAGCATTTGTTGCTGCCTCTACAAATTCTTCAACAGATAATTGTCTGTTTTCTGTAATGATAGGTAAACGTTTGATCATTGTCTTAAGACCTACTCCATTAACTCCAGGAATATTATCTGACTTATCACCTGTCAAAGCTCTATAAAGTAAATAATTTTTTGAATCAATACCAAACTCTTCTCGCATGACATTAGGAGTATACATTTTCTTTTTAATTGGACTCCATACTGATATTCGATTATTAACTAATTGTAAAAAATCTCTATCGGTAGATACAATAGTTACTTTATTTTCTTGTTCTGTAAATATTTCATTTGCAATATATGCTATTGCATCATCTGCTTCTATATTATCTATAGCCAAAGTTGTAATAGGCAGACATTGAAGATACTGAATCATTCTACCATATTGCCTTTTCATACTTTGTTGTTCATCTTCTAATGATGCAAATTCTTTATATCTGTTAAAAGCTGTTTTATTTGCTCTGTTAGCCTTATAATTTGGATACATTCGTTTTCTACGAACAGATCCTCCTTTACCATCAAATACTATAACGCATCTTGTTGGTTTATGTTTACGTATAACGGCTGCAATAGATCGGAGAAATCCTGTAACTCCTCCGATATGCATGCCATCATCATTCAAGGCAGGCACGGCCGAAAACACTCTAATGAATGTATTCAGGCCGTCAATCACTAATAAATGGCTATTTTTACTTGATCCCTTACCTTGTTTGTGATCCTCTTCTATCTCTCGAAATATGTCTAGATATCTTGCTTTCATTAGCCTTCTTCACTAACAAATTCATCAGTTATCTCAACATCATCAATTCCTATATCTTCTCCAGGTTGATATTTAAGAATATATGCATCACAGATAGCTTGGTATATTTCATCTTTAAGGCCATCAATTTCTCCAAGTTTCTTTTCGAAATCTTTTGATAAAAACTTAATAGTTTCACCATTAGTCCTTGTAAAAGTATACCATGCACCTGCAGTCGATACAAGCTTAAATTGTTTCATAACATTGAGCCATCCTCCAAAATCATCGATACCACTTTCAAAATAGATATCATAATCAATTGTTTTTAATGGAGGCCCCATTCTATTTTTAACCACTTGGCATCTAGTTTTAATTCCAATAGCTTGATCTACGCCATCTTTCTTAACTTTGATTTGACCAACTGATTTTAATCGTAACCTTACTGAAGAATGAAATGGAATTGCTTTACCTCCAGATGTAGTATATGGATCTCCAAATGCTACTCCTAATCTCGTTCTTAGTTGATTAGTAAATATCAAACATATTTTGTTACGTCCTAACATGTTAGTTACTTTTCTCATTGCCTTGGAAAGAATAATTGATTTAGATGTTGCATATCCATCTTTATCAAATTCTTTAGCCATTTCAATTTTAGTAGATGCTCCCATTACAGAATCAACTACTATAGTAACCAATCTATCTTTGTTTGATTTTCTTATAGATTCTACTATACTTTCTATTGCTTCAAATATATCCTCTATAGTATCTAAAGGAACATATAACATTTTTTCTAGATCCAATCCTATTGCTTCTAAAAATTCTCTACTAACTGCATTTTCAGTATCTATATATACTGCCATGCCGCCTGCCTTTTGTGTATTGGCTAACGCATGTGCTGCTAATAAAGATTTACCTGAAGCTTCTAATCCAGTTATCTCTGTTATACGACCTACCGGAAATCCTCCGCCTGGTCTATTTGATATTGCAAGATCAAGCATTGATGAACCTGAACCTACCCATCCACGTACTTCGCTTGGAGCATCTGTATCACTGTCTAGAAAATAGGCTGCTTTGAATCCAGTATTCTTAAACTTCTTATTTAAGTTATCTGCTAATTCAATAGCCAAGTCATCTGCCAGTTCACTTTTTGATTTTGCCATATTATAACCTTTTAATCGTTAAATAATGTATCGAATGCTGAAGATACGTCATCAACTTTATTTACTTGTGCAACTTCTTTTTCTTCTGTCGCAGGCTGAGCTGATTCTTCTTCTCCAGAATCTTCAGGATTTAACCAATTTTCTAAAGCCTCTTTTAATTCATCATATGAAGGCTCTTTGAATATATTAGATAAATCTGGTTGATTCTTTGCTACCATTTCTGCTACATTTTTATCTTCTGTTAATGGTGTAACATTTGGTTTTACTCTAATTGCTGTTTTAGGATACCCTCCTCCTTCAGATGGTGTAAATTCTACTAATACATCTCTTCCATTCATTGGATCAGATATATCACCATAATCAGGATCTGCTATAACTCCTAACAACTCTGTATATACAGTTTTTCCAAAACCCCAAAACTTAACGCCTTCAGATTCTTTACCTCTTACTACAACAGGAACATAAGTTCTCATTTTAGGTTCTAACTTTTTACCTAACTTCCATTCATCTGAATTGCCTGATGCTTTTAGCTTTTCAGCAAATTCAACTACAGGATCAGCTTTTCCATGTGTTACAGGAGAAAGATAATTTTTCTTACCTAAATCGTAATGAAAATATAATTCTCTGAATGGATTAGCTCTATCGTGCTGATAAGGTACTATTCTGATTGTTTGTTTACCTGGTTCTGGTTTCCATAGGTTGTTCTGTCTTGTTCCTACGGTTTGTAACTGATTGAGTTTACGCTTGATTGCTTCTAAGTCAATTGCCATTGTTTTTCCTTTTATTGATTAATTATTAATTATTATTTGTTAATATAAGTACTTTTTTTCTATTATCCTAAGGATTATCAAAAAAAGTTAAAAAAAGTTTTATATAAATATTATAAGTCAATTCTTTTTACTAATACAAGATTAATACGCCTAAGATCATCGCCATTAGTTAACAATAATGTATTTTCATATCTACTCCAATCAACCACAAACGATTTATCTAACACTCCATTATTTAAATTTTTAATAACAGCATTCAATGCGTTAACTGTATATAATGTATTACTATCTTTTTTTCTATGTATTGAAATTGTATTTGGTGTTCTTTTAAAATTTTTTGCTTCTACGTTATAAGTAACATATAAATCATTTTTATTTTCTTCATCGGCAAACACAAACATTCTGCGTTCTGCAACTGTATAAGATGTTGCGATATAGTCTGCTATCAGATCCAAATCTTTCTTATGTGCGAATGTGCATAATAATTGTGTTTTCAATTTTATCCTTGTACTGCTAAATATTTGTATTTAGATGTATTTAATTTTTCTTTTAATGCAAATCTATAATTACCTCTAGTAACATGTGTTATAACCCAATCCGATGTAGAACTCGATAAATTAGGCTTCGGATTGCCTAAATAATACCAAATTAATCCTTTTACGCCTTGAAAAAATGATCTTGTAATATTATTAAATTCTTGTACCATTTTATTAGGATCTTGTACAAACGGATGTCTTTCTAATCTTTTCAGCCATATCATTGCATTTTTATTTTCATCATCTATTTCATCTCCTACATTTATGGATATTGTATCTGGTTTGCCTGATGCCTTTGATATTTTATCAGCATCATCGCCTGAAATCCAAAATGTGTCTTGATCTCCTTTTGATTTTACTGTAACTCTAGAATCTTGTACGTCTGTATCTAATTTAGATTTGTAAAAGATTTCATTTAATAATACAAAGCCTTCATACATATTTGACATTGGCACATACGATACTTCTCTAAATATTCTTATTTTTTCATCTGGTATAGGTATAAAATATTCTTGTAATGTATCAACTAATTTTTGTAATGAATCCAAAGAACTTTCTTCAACTAATGGTTTCAATGTTTCAAATAAATCTGGTCCTAATGGCGCTTCTCTCATAGGCGAAACTGTATCTCTATAAAAATCTTGTAATGTATATGTTAGTTCAAATTTTGTTGCCATGCCGTCTTTTGCTGGATCGAAGTTAAAATTTTTAGTCAGCTCTTTAACTTCATACATTCCTCCGCCTTTCATTACAATATCTTTTTTACCAGTACCTCCTGTTTCAGTATCATCAACTGCTAATAAGATTTGCATTTCTCCTCTACCTAATCCTTTAGTTTCACCTATTGGTGCAAAAAACTTTTCATAAACTTTCCATCCAGAAGATATAAATTTATTTAAATTTTGTTTACGTAAATTATTTTGAAAATCTTCTTTTTCTTTTTCACTTAATTTTTCATAAGTAGCTAAAATTGTATTTACTTGAGCCTGTGCTAACATTGCCTCTTTAGACATAATATCAGTTAAATATGGAATAAATTCTTCGTCCGATACTGCTTCTTTGACTGGTTTTGCATCTAGAAATGCTTGATCTAATATATCTACATCTTCATCTAATGACAGCCCATTTTCATTTAGTACTTCATTAAGCACTTTTAATTCTTGATCTGTATAAGGTGCTAATGCATAACCTTTAGGTAATCTATAAAACCATTCTTTTACTATTTTGTTCGTATCCATTGACATACTTTTTTTAATAAATATTAAACAGCCTTGGAAGTCATGTCTTTCATAACATTATAATTAACGCCAGCTTTCAATTTAACAGGATATTTACCTTGTTCAGAAATGATATCTTTTAGTAATAAAATTGTATCTTTTCCATCTTTCATATCATAATCAAACAAAAATGAATCATATGTATAAAGAACGAGTTTACTAGATAAGTCTATCATATGATCATTTAATGTATTTAATATCAACATATTATGTTCTGTTTCCGATGCTTGCAATTGATAATTAAATAGTTTGTTTGGATTCATATCTCTTAGATTATCTTTGTGCATAGGCCGTTTGAAGTATGGAGTTTCGATATATTTTTTAGATTTGAACTGATTCCATAACTTTCGTACATATGATTGCGTTTTACCAAAAAATGGTATCTTTGCAAAATCTTTATCTATGCCGCCATATAATAATCTAAATGTAATTTTTTTAGATTCTTCGTATTGATCTTTAGTTAATTTATCATCGCCAAAATATTGCTTACCAAAATACTCATGTATAGAACCATTTGGTAAATCATAATTAATTATATCAGCTATTAGCCTTACATGATAAGCATCATAATCAAATTCAAGTAACATGCCTTGTTCAAATCTAGAAACAAATGATTCTCTGCTACCATCTTCTTTATTTAGCGCAGCATAATTTACTCCTCCGTATTTATTTGATGGTCGGCCTGTACTAGTATATAAATTATATTCTGTAAATACTTTATTTGAATGTATACCATTTGTTTGAAATTTATCTGTAAATATTTTTTTATTTACTTGTAATCCGTTTTGCTCTATACTCCAAAAATTTGATATTGCATATGATTCATACTTTTTAAATTCATCTGTCATTTTAAATTTATTATAAAAATCTAAAAATATATCTTTCATGCCAGTACATCTTTCGGCATGTCTTGTTATAGGCAACCAATTATTAGTATCTGTTTCATTGTGCCACCATCTATTCCATATGTCATGAGCTGCAGTATTTGTTTCATTTAATGGTAACATTTGATTGGTTTGCCACCATGCCATTAGGTCAGCATCATAACATTTACCGGCATAAAAATTTGCAAAGCGTTTCTTAGCTAATACATATATATCGCATGGACTAGTAAGTTCGTTTAGACGTTCTATTTCCAGGGTTATACAATCAGTATGATTGAACGGTACAATGTATTCTAAATTATCATTTAATAAACAAATATAAATAAAACTTATATTATTATACTTTGAATGTTTATATACATCTGAAAACATTGGTATAATAAATGAATCTGTTTCTGTTAACGATTCTTTTAGCCTATCAAACTCTACATCACTTTCTATAATAATCATTACAATGAATATAAGAATAAATTTTCAAAAAACCTAATTAATAGTTACTTTCTGTATCAAATATAGGAAATAAATATTCATGTGGATTTTCTGAATGTTTAGCACCTACCATTGGACCTTTTGTAGGATGTACATGGTATGGTCCTATATATTCTTCTCCGGACTTTAATTTATATTCTTTTCCATATGTATATAAATCTTGAGCATCTCCATAACCTTGATTTACTAGTATAGGCAAGTCCTCATGAAACTCATCTAAATCTCCTAGATAATATTTTATACCTTTTATAGATTTTTCTAAACTATCAATAGCTCTTTGATTTGCTTTTCTAACTTGATCAATAGGTCCTGAGATTGTCCATATAAGTTTATCTATATTCCACAAAAATGCATTTGTGCCTTGTCTATTTCTATTATTATGCAGTTCTGCATCTTCTTGTGTTATTTCAATAATAATATCTGGTTCATTTTTTTTCTGCAAAAATGTACGTGTTATACTTCCTCGCTTATAATCAGCTTTAGATGGCCTAGGATAATAATATTGTGGATAATTGTATCTATCAAACGCATCATTAGTAAGTAAATAATATGCTCCATTTTTTGGATCGAAAGCACTTTTAGGTGGATTCTTTAATTTAATTTTTCTTTTCTTTTTGAAATCTGAACCTGCAAATACTTGACCTGATTTTAATACATGATAAAATCCAAAATACTCAACATATCCACCGACATTAGGATCAAAATATACAAATTCTCCTCCATTCGTATATTTTACAGTGACATCGCTTTTTCTAATATTATACGGTGTTTGTTTAAAATTAAATATTTTTCTTATTATTGACATATTATTCATCGAATTTATCTATAGGTTCTATAGCTACTTTATCGCCTGGTACAAATCTCATTTGGGTATCTAATGTAGTTACCCATTCTGATTTTTTAAATACATGATTTATTTTTGTTACAGTAAATACAGTTTTTGTATTAAAAACTTCTTGTTTTTTTCCTTGTACAGTTTTTACAGTTATGCCATTAGTTCTTCTATATTGAGGAGGTAATAATTTAGATGATATTGTATCTCCAAATCTAAATCCTTCTAATCCTAATATAGACAAGCTCATAGATAATTCAAAAATTGGCATTCGCCTTCCTTTACCTATGGCTTTAGCATCTGGCTCACCTGTTACTAAAGATTTTAATACTCCCGATAATGCCCTACTTTTTTCTGCTTTAAATGTAGATTTAACTAATGAATCTTTGCCTTCCCTTATCTGTAGTGCTTTAGCTGTTACGCCAGATTCAATTTCTGTTTTAGGATTGGCAGCTGTTCCTTCGTCCGGCGTTAATTGTTTAGGAGGAGTAGCTATATTTGCAGCTCCGCCAACAGCCGCCGATGTTTGGCTAGCTTTACTTATTTTTGATTTCAATGTCATTTCAATAGTACTTCCATCTGTTTTATTAAACATAGGCACTTGTATAGTTTTATTTGGGTCGGGCGGTTCATTAGCATTAACAATTAACGATTTACTCAAATAACGTTCTGTATTGTCTGGGTCTGGTACGAGTTGTAATTGAATTGCATCACCACTTGCTTCTTTAATTAAATCAAATAATTTGCCAAAAAACTTTTCTGCAGTTACTGATGATACATCGTCATCCGCTTTTTCTTTACTTCTAGTTAATCCACCTAATTCATCAATTATTGCTGCTATACAATCTCTATTAACTAGAATATTAGCTAAGTTACCTTTATTAGGAGCCATTGAAAATTTATCTTGTATGCCTTGACTCGACTCTCCTGTTCTTATATCATGAACTTGAGGCTGATCTGGATCTGAATGCGTAAATTGTAATTTATTTATTAATTCGTCATAATATCCTAATAATGCAATGGATGTACCTACTATTCCTCCTAATACGCCAGCAGTAAAAACTCCGACAACAACTCCAACAACTGTCGCTACTGCAGCTACCCACCAACGATATTTTTCAAAATTTGCTCCATAATTTGATGCTTGTTGAGGATCATCTTTTGCCGAACCATATGAAAATAACACATTAAATGGATATGCACTAGGTAAATAATACTTAGTATCAGTATCTGTAACTCCGTCGTCAGTATATTCTAAATTGCCTTTAGTAACTGATGGGCTACAAATAATTTGATAGTTATAAACATCTTCCATGGAATTATTTTTAATTAAATTATCACGTTCAGAATTAGGAGTATCCACCGGAATGGTAGCAGTATTTAATATCCAATTAAATAGCCATACTAAATATTGTAATGTCACATAATATGTGTAATTTAAATCGCCATCATAATCGTCTTCAATAGTATATTGATTATCATAATATTCTGCATCCAATTCGAATATAACAAATCCAGTCTGTTCATAATTACCATTAGTATCGCCTTTAGTAAATACTCGGTCTACAGGTGGCTTTGCATACACGCCGATATTAGCTGCTCCATTATTTGCTGTAAAATTATTAAAGAAACTTAATTTAGTAGTATTTACCACATGACTTTGCACATCGAAATCTATCCAATCGACTATATCTTGTACTTGTTGATGTTTACCTTCATCTACACTAGCATCAAAATTTGTTGTAAAATATGCGCCTATTTGTTTATCGCTCAAATCTTTATAATACTTATCACGATCTCCTTTTAGTCCTTTCTTAAATATATCGTCAAACTGATATGATGGCTGGCTAACAGCTATATTTTTTTCACTTAGTTGAGCTCCTGGCCCTACACCAGATACACTAAATATTAAACGATTTAATGATGAAACACTATATTCTGGTTTAACTACTGTAAAAACTAATCCTGTTTCTCCTCCTAACTTAGAAGCTCCTCCGGGTATTGTTGTATCAGTAATATGTTTGTGTACTTTTGGATTATATCCTTCGACTGGCTTTCTTTTTATAGTGCCTGAACGTCTATCAACGTATTCATATTCTTCGTTCCATCCATATTTGATAAGTATTTTTTTACCTATTCCAAATACATTTTGTGCATGAGTGAATACTTCATCGTATGATGCATTTATTTCTTCTGGCTGTCTTACGTTTATAGAAAAATTAAAACTAAAATTTCTTAATGTACCATAATCACCTGCTATGTTTACATCTAACTTTTCCATTAAATATGCAGTTCTGGTAACAGGTATATTTTTACCTTTTCTTGCGTTATATGTCTCTACTGTTACTTTTCTATTTCTATCAGCATATTCTGCTTTACCATAACCATAGAAAAAATTTCCATCTTCGTCATATATTTCGATCCAAGATTTTAATCTTTTAGGTATTTCTCTGTAATTACGTCTTGCAGCCTTCGCAGCTTGTTTTGCTTTTTTTACTTTGAATGATGTGTTTCTAATAGCCGTGGTGCCATCATAACGTTTTTTTAACTCGTTAACTATCTCTGGATCAACATCTCGAAAGAAAATAGACATTTACTTCTCCATATTAGCACGTTGTAACCTATCTGACATATTAAATACATTGAATGGAATACGTATCTGTATGCCTGGTTCTACGGCAAATGTTCCTTTGCCTAAATTATTTGCTTCTGCCAATATCCACCACTGTTCTACGGATCCTAAAAATTCATATGCCAACGAATCTAACCTATCTCCTGTTCTTGTAATAATATATGTATCATTTGCATTTACAGGAAATTTAGGATATCTTGTAGTTTTATATCTAGCATTAGTTATATTTGTATATTGATATCTATTCATTCTAACCTCTATATCCTAATTCATAATTTATCGAAACTTCTGGTATTGTAAAGTCTAAGTCCATATCTAATACAAATGGTACTTTAGTATCTAAATCAAACATGTATTCTGTATCCCAATTTATTGCAACTGAGTTTACATAACAATCTAAATCTTTAACTAAATTTCCTAATGTTACTTTAGAACGACCTGATGCAAAATTTGCTACAGACGTCATCCATCTTATTTTATCTATATTATCATATATCTTAGCTAATTCATCCGGATGTCTCGCAGCTACCATAAGTGAAATAGCTATAGTTCTAGTTATAGGAGATTGGTCAGCTCCTTCTTCTTCATCGCCATAACCAGATACATCGACTAAATCTACATCTTGTCCTAACTGATCTGAGAAAGAAGTCATGTAACATAAAAATCTTGCTGTTTCTCCTAAGGACGAATTTGTTATTGTAAAGTTTATTAAATCATTTTTTTGATCTAAATTATTACCTACACCAGAAATATTATCCATCAATATATCTTTTGACGTATCAACAAATTTACTTAAGGGTATACTTGCAACATCATAACTTTTACCTGTTCGAAAATCTAAATGCTCTCTCCTGCCTTCACGTTTTGGTATATTACCATATCCTAATGTTTTATAGGCTTTAATATCTCCTACAGCTAAATCATTTGTATTTTTGCCGCCGCCATCAAATTCGTTTATTTGTTCTCTTAAAGCCTTTTCTTTTTGTCCAGTTGTAGCAGATGTCTCATCTATTGTTTCATTCACATGTTTTACATTACGAAATTGTCTTGTATCTTCTACTGATGAGTTAAATTTAGATTGTTCTGCGGCTGTATCTACTGATCTTGTTATAGTTGTTCTGCCTATTCCTCCTACAGAGCCTGGACCTGTTATGCCTGTTAATGTATTTATTACCTGACCTTTAAATCCTAACATGTTTCGTGCCATGCCTGTTACAGATTTTAATAATGCTGCTACTCGACCTGTTCTATTTTGTTCTTCGATTCTATCTAATGTTATTTGAAACGTTCCTAATTCATTACCTATTCTAACTAATCGATTATGATTTATTCTGTTTTTAGATAAAATAACACCTCGTTGTTTGAATACATCTTCATATCGTCCAGGCGCGCCCGGTGCACTTCCTCCGGGTAATAATCCATGTCTTCTACTTCTTAAACCTAAATATCCTCCGGCAACATTTGCCATTAAATTGATAGGTGTATATAATTTTGTACTATTAGGATTAAATATTTTGCCTGGCTTGCCGTTAATGCCTTCGACATTAGGATTCATTAATTGTTGGCCAAGTTGCTTTACATTAAATAGCAATCCTTTTGGAGTTAACATAAATTTACCTATTCGAAGAAGATCTAATGCCATTCTATTAGTTGCTGTCAATACTCCTGCTCTAGGCAAATCTAATGTTATGGTAGGTCCAAATCTTTGAGGATCTGAATTATCATTTCTTTGTATTCCTCTTAATATGAAAGGTTCTCTAAATATTTGTCTTCTAGATGCGACATCTCTTACCTTTACAATATTGTACATATCGTCGATAGGAGAATCTTTTGTATATGTATCAGCTAATCCTGCATTTGATAAAGATCCATAATTATCTTCATATTTATTTTTTATACTAAAGCCGCCTCTTACTTTATCAAATTCATGCACTTGACCTTTTGGTCCTATAGGAAATTTAGTCCCTGTACCCAATTGTTGTATTCTTGTAGATGTTCCTTGACCTGACAAATTAAATTCATTTAACGATTTTCTATTTTTAAAATTTACTACTGTTCCAAGATCACTAAATCCTGATTCAATTGTAGTAGCTGTTAGATCATCATTATATTTAAAATCAGTATCATTGACGCTAGCGTTAGGCTTAAATCCTGGTGCGGATTTTGTATAAAAACTATATGCCGATTTTAAATTTGCTAGTGCCATTATTTATAAGACTTTATTACTTCCATTTCATCACTAATAGCATTAATTACTTGAGATCCAATTTGTATTGGAGCTGGCTGTAATTTTAATCCTGCCATTGCTGTTACTATGGCTTGTGCCATTCTTTGATAATCTATAGCAACAGAACCTCCGCCGCCGCCTCCTCCCATATCTGGATTAGTACCCATTGTCGGTCCCATTGATACTCCATCACGTTTATGACCTTGGAATGCTTTTATGCCACCCACAGTAGGCGTTGCAACTATAGGTCCTCCATTTGGATCAATACCTAAATCACCTGTCTTGTTAAAATATTTCATACCTAATGCAACTGCACTAGCAGCTGCTGTTGCTCCCAGTACTGGTCCTACAAAGGGAATATTAGCTACTGATCTAAAGGCTGTCATTGCAGCGTCAGCTAATGTTTTGAAAAATCCCTTGCTTTGTATTTTAGCATACAACATGGATAACATTAAACCTGTTCTTACTCTAGAATTTTTTACTGCCTCTATTGCCGCTGTAGCTTGACTAAGTATAAGTTCT